CGAAACTGGCCGTACTATCGTGTAAGCCCGAGGGCAAAAGTGGTTTCAGTGCTAATTATGTCTGCTACGATGAATTTTCAGAGTGGCCCTCTGCAAACGCCCGTATTATCTGGGATCGTCTTGTCAATGCAGGGATGGCCCGAATCAATTCCCTCCAAGTCGTAATCTCTACCGCCCAATACGATAGAACCCATCTAGGATATGAGCAGTATAGACTTGCCTGTGACATACGCGATGGGAAGCTTACTGACCTCCACACTCTCCCTGTGATCTACTCTCTGCTAGAGGAGGCCGACTGGACTAAAGAGGAGAATTGGTGGCCGGTATGCCCGTCAATCGACGTGACGGTCAGTAAGGACTATTACCGCGACGAATTCCAAAAGGTAAAGAACAGCCCCCAGGACGAAACTCGCTTCAGGACGTTTTTGCTATGTCAGTGGGTGGGCCACAGTGAACAGTGGATCAATACGCAGATATGGGACAAGTGTAAGGAGCCCTTTAAGGAAGAGGATCTTTATGGACTTCCGGCCATCGTCGGCCTTGACTGTGCTAGGAAATGGGACTTGGCCGCATACGTCCTATTGATCCGTAAGGACGACCACGTTTACCTCCTGCCCCGCGTCTTTACGCCTGCCCAACTCGCCAAACATAAAGAAACCACCGATAAAGTCCCATACAGGCGATGGGCAAAAAATGGTTACGTCACACTCACTGACGGCGACGTGATCGACTATGAAGAGATACGCAACAGCTTGAAACGTGACGCAGAGAACTTCAGCATTGACGCGGTATATTACGATCCTTACGGGTTTGAGGAGTCTAGGCGTCTATTGGAGGAAGAGGGGTTCAACATGATTGAAGCGACCCAAAGCCCCGCGATCATGGCCCCCGCCACAAACCATTTTGAACGACTTGTGCTAGATGGAAAGATCCGCCACAACGGCAATGAATGTTTGTCATGGTGTCTAGGGAACTGTACGGTCAAGGTCGATCAACATGAGCGAATCCAAATCGAGAAGCGGAAGAGTACAGGCCGAATAGACGCAGCCGTGGCAGCCGTTATAGGGTGTGTGGGACTTCTGGCAGAGAAAGAGGAGGCCGACTGGGAAGGCCCCACATTCTTTAGCTAGTCCGCTCTAAATAGGTTATGAGCAAAACATGGAATCCCCTGAAGTTATTCACCCGTAGCGGAACGTCTATCCTCGAAAATCCCAACATTCCCATCGACAGCCCGGAAGCGTATACGATTTTCTCGCTTCCGACAGCGAGCAATGTCCCTGTGAGCTATCGCCTAGTGATGGGTTATCCGCCAATCAGGAGAGCAGTTCTCCTAATCGCGGGGTATGTGGCAAAACTTCCAATTCAGATCCAAAAGAGGCGTCAGGGGTCATGGGAGGTGGATCTAGAGCACCCTGCCCATAGTTTGCTCAACCACTCTCCCAACGACCTCTATAGCCCATTTGATTTTCGGCAGCAGTTGATTGCGTACAAATTGCTGTACAGCAACGCATACGCCTATATCTTTAGGGACGAATTCGGAGTACCGGAAGAACTGCTCCTACTGAACCCAGAGACCACCTACATAACCGTCTCCTTTACTGACGTACAATCGTTTCAACCGCCGAAACTTCGCGTGGCCTATCACACCACACTCGCGGGGAAAACATTTGTTCTCGATCCCGCCGACGTATTTCACTTGAAAGGCCCAGGGGATGGCGTGGTAGGTGACTCCCTCCTCCAACTGGCTAGAGACTCGATGGGGTTCAGTCTGGCCCTACAAACGCACGGGGCGAAGTATTTTGCAAATGGATGTACCAGTCAGATCGTTGTGGAAGTCCCAGTCAGTGAAAAGGCCCTCGACAAGAGACAACAATTTAGGGATGAGTGGATGAGGGCTTATGCAGGCGTTAGCCACAGCCATAGACCCATATTCACAGCCCCAGGCGTCAAAGTAAGCGAGCTAGGCACAGATAATGAAAAGAGCCAATTTTTAGAGACTCGCCAACATGATCTAGTTCTAGTCGCCAATCTATTGGGAATCCCGCCAAGCAAGCTAGGGAGCACCATTAACACCAGCTACGCGAGTTTAGTGGCAGACAATGCAGCATTCCTAAATGACTGTCTAGATCCCCATCTATGCGAATTCGAGCAGGAGGTGCAAAGGAAATTATTGACGGAAACCCAGAAGAAAACCTTAAGCCGTAGGGTCGAATTCAACAGGGCAGAGCTATTGAGGATGGACCCCAAGACCGAAACCGATATCGCAATTTCCAAACTGAATAACGGTCTAATCAGTTGGGAGGAGTACCGCACAGGCGAAAATCTGCCCCCAGAGAAAGCAGAGACCGAAACATGGCGACACCCAAGCAACATCGTAATTGAAGGGGAGGAGCCGGAGCCCCAGGAGCCAGAGCAGCCGGAGCAACCCCAGGAGCAGCCCATTGCCCCCGTGGTCGGTCAGACTCCAGCAGCCCCCGCGACCTCTGAAGATGATACGGCGGGGGAAAGCGTAGTCAGCGGCAACCCTACCACAGATCGCAGTCAGGAACTAACGATCCAAATTATGGGCAGACTCATTAAACGATGCCAGAAAGCCGTATGCAGCGGCCACCCAGAGCTAGAGCCCCATCGTTCGGTATTTTTGGAGCAGTTGGCGGTTTGGCCTAATGCGGAAACTGTGGTAGATGACTTGCTAATCCGAATGCAAACAGAAATTGACGCCCTAGTCCCCGAAAAATACCCCGCCATTTTTGAGCGGATTGACCCCAAAAGCGAGGCACAGAAATTATGGATCTAATTACCCGCAATACAACAGAGCACCAAACCCAGATTGTAGAACGCGACGGGAAGAAAGAGATTAGCGGTTATGGGGCGATCTATTACGATGGCACACCGTCTAGTGAGTATCATCTTGGCGACAACCTGTATGAGAGAATCCAGCCAGGAGCCTTTGATCGACCTCTAGCAGAAAGGGAAAACGTCGAAATCCGCTATAACCACAGCGACGATTTTATTTTAGGCGACGTAGAAGGCGGGGCCGTGGTCAAGGTGGATGACAAGGGATTGCGTTATTCCCTGCCCTATGACGCAGCAGATCCACAACACCAAACCGTACTAGCCAAGATCAATAAGGGCTTGATCCGTGGCTCCTCGATTGGAATGTACGGCCCTCAATACAGATTCACACAAGAGAATGGGAAAGATATCGCGTGGGTGACAGGGGTAAAGAAAATCAGGGACGTGGGGCCCGTGGGACGACCGGCGTACACGGGAGCGACGGCAACGATTAGATCAGCCGATTGTGACGAACAGTATCAGGCGTGGCTAAAGCGAAAAGCAGAAACCGAAAAGCGACTAGCCAAACTCGCAAAAATGAACGCCCAGTAACTTATATAGGGTAAGTGGAAGGCCCGTAGCCTCCTCTTACTCTTTCAACTGTTAGGAACCCTGTGGTTGACGCCCTCTTCCACAGGGTTTTTTATTGGATTCACAACGCCCATAGAAAATGCGGGGAACCTCCATAGATATCTGTGAGCCCAGAGAACGGCCCAAGAGCCGATTAAGGGCGGGACAAATATCAAAAGAGGTTTCATGTTTGAAGTCAAAGCACTTAAAGAGACACTCGGCCAGATCGTTGCCGAACAAAAAGAAATCAGCGATCTAGTGACCCGTGATGCACGGGTTATGACTGACGACGAAATTAGTCAGTTTGACAGCTTGGAAGCCCGCAAAAGCGAGTGTGAAAAGCAGATCAAGACCGCTGAACGTATGGCGAAGGTTTCCAACGTCAACGCCCCCGCCGTTATCGTCCGCTCTAACAAGCCGACAAAGCGGGATCATGACTTGGCCTTGCGAGCTTTCTTGCTCAATAACCCCGAAACCGAGCACATGGTTAAGCCCGAATGGCGGGACGCGGCCGAAAGATGCAACGTCAGCATTAGCGGCGACCGTTTGGTTTTGCGAACTGACCTCGGCCAGGATCTAGGCACTACAGGCCAAGGTATCGAATTGACCGATGGAAGTATCTTCCAACAGCTTGAGACTCGCTTGAAGGCATACCAGGGGATCATGGAAGTTAGTCGTCAAGTGACGACTGCCAACGGTAATCCAATCCATTGGGCCTATAGCGATGATACCGCCAATCTGGCTAGCATCGTTGGGGAAAACACCGTAGTCACTTCCGTGCCACAGACTTTCTCGAAAGTCACGTTGGGTGCATATACCTATCGTTCAGGAGCTTACCCTGTCAGTTATGAACTGATCCAAGACGCTATGATCGACTTGACGGCCGAACTCTCGGCAGCCCTTGCCACCCGTTTGGGGCGTCGCATGAGCAGCGACTATACGGTAGGTGATGGATCGGCCAAACCCAAAGGTTTGCTAACTAGCTCCACAACTGGCGTTACTACCGCCAGTTCTACCGCGATCACCTACGCCGAGCTTAACAACCTTTACCACAGCGTAGACCCTCTATACCGTAACAACGCGGTATGGATGATGCACGACCTTACCTTGAGCTACCTCGAACAGAACCTCAAGGACAATAACAACCGTCCATTGTTCGTGGGTGTCGGAACATTCGGCAACTACTCTGGGGCCACCCCAGAAACGCTCCTTGGCAAGCGTATTGTTATCAATAACAGTATGCCAGTCATGGCAGCCGGAGCACCGGCCGTTCTGTTTGGCGATTGCTCCAAGTTTGTAATCAGGCATGTTGCGGGCCCGACGATCACCGTATTGAGAGAACGATGGGCCGATCAGGCAGCTATTGGCGTACTCGCGTTTGCCCGTGGCGACTGTGGCC